TCTACATTTTTAATTATTTTTTCTGTCGCTGATTTTCCAAATCCTCCCACTACTACTTCTTCAGTTACTTCTCCTCTTAAAGTTGCAGTTAAGAACTCCAGTATCTCTTCAGCCTTAGCTATTCTATTATTCGCTTGTTCTTCCATTATCTTTTTTATATATTTAGAAACATTAGTATTCTTTAGTAATTTATCAGCATTTACACCTGCATATCTTTCTTTATATCCAGCCTTTATTGCGGATTCAGTAGCATTTCCACTAGCTACATAATATTCACAAAAAGCCTTTTGTCTAGTATTTAATTTCAATGCTACCACCTCCTTTTTGCAACAAAAAAAGACAGCTTTTAAACTGTCTTGTCCTTATTCAAGGATCCAATAACAAGTACTCAACTCATACTCTTTCATCTTGACATATTATAACATATTAAAAATTATATACAATGCCAAAAAAGTGCCAATTTTTAATTTAATATACTTTTTAACACATCATCTGAAAAAATAATTATCTGCAGTTGCCTAATCATAAAGTTTTTATGTCTTTTTGCTGTTCTTACACTTATGTTTAATTTTTCAGCTATATTTTCAAAAGTCAAATCTTCAAAGTATTTCATCTCAATTATATTATAATATTTATCGTTCCTAACCGTATCCAAAGCCCTTTCAACCATATTAACAACGTTTTCTATCCTTGTAATTTCTTCCTGTAATTTTTCAATTCTATTTTCAACCTTTTCTAATTCTGATAGATATACTTTACTAGACTGCACATTAACTCCAGTTTCTCTTTTCTGAATTGATATTCCTTCTTTCTTCAAATCCTCTATCAGCATATTTTTAGAATCAATAGCACCTTTCAGTAATGCTAATTCGGATAATAATTTTTCTGTCTTTTGAAATGGTGTTAATTGTTTCTCTGTTTTTATTTCTCTGTCAGTTTTCATTTTTTCTATTATTTTATCTGCTATTCTGTCTATATCTTTTTCGTTCATTTAATTTTTTCCTTTCCATTTTATTTATTTTTCGACAAAAAAAGACCAGTTTTATTTGGTCTTTTCATCACTTAATTCTTTTATTTTTTTTTGTACAAATTCCAAAGCTTTTTCTTCTATTTCAGTAATTTCTTTATCACAAACTCTTTCTTTAGATGTTAAATCTATAACATTACTGTATCTATTTTCCAATACTATATTTGCTTTTTCAGTATATCCAAATATAATTTGATTTTCTAATGTCAAAACATTTTCCTCAATCAATTTGCTTATATTTTTTTTGTTTGACATATCCATTTCATCTTTTATTATTGTATCTAATATAAATGGTATTTTTATAGTAGAACTTTCATCTAATAACTTCCAATAAACAAAATAAATTGACATGTAATATAAGTTTTTAGCTGCCCCAGTATCAGGCATTTTTGAAAAGTCTAAAAATTTATCTTTCATCTGTTCCAAATCAATTTTTTCAAATAATAAATTTATTTCATCTAGTAATATATTAAATTTATTTTTATATTCTGTAGTTAAACTTTTCAATTTTTCTTTTTCTTTTCTAATTTTTTTGCTCAATTCCTTTATTTCAACTTGAATTAAACTCTTTTCTTTTTTAAAATTTTCTAAAAACTCATTTATTTTTTTTGTTCCTTCTATTTTACTTTTACTTTCTATAACTTCTTTTAAAGATATATTTTCTTTTTTAGTTTTTAAAATATTCTCAATCTTAAAAAGTTCTTTTTTTATATTTTCATTGTCTTGAGTGCATTTTTCCAATTTTTTTACTAATTTTTCTTTTTCTTTTATTTGTAATTCGTATATTGAAAAAATAGAATACATATCTTTTTCTATATCATATTTTTTTAAAAACATTTCCTGATTTATTTTTGAATTGCAAGTCTTACAGATAAATTTTTCAGTTTTTTTATTTTTTTCCTTCAAATCTGAATAAATTACTTCCAATTCTCTGATATCTAAATCAATATCTTGTATCTTTTTAGTTGTATCAAATATTTTATATTTAACTATATTTTCTTCGTTATAAATATTTTTTAACTTTTTCTCCAATTCTTTGATTTCAAATTCAAAATCATTAATATCTAACGATATTTTATTTTCTTCATCATAATTTAAAATTTTTTGGCTGTATTCTAATTTTTCTATATTTTGCTTTAAACTATCAGATTTTCTTTTTAAATCACTCTCTTTTAAAATCAGTTCATTGATAAAATCATTACTTATTCCCAAATAATATGAAAGTACTTTTTCTAATTCTTTTTTGGCATACATGCTATAATTTTTATGATTATTGTAAAAAATTTTCCCGTCCCATGAAGAATCTTGATCTAGATAGTTATACATCAAAATATCTGTAGGATATGGAATTACTTCACTATTTGCTTTAGATAAGCTCAATTTTAATTTTATATTCAAACATTTTAATATTTTTTCTCTATATTCTAACAGTTTCATAATTTTATTATTTAAGATAAAATATTCTCTAAATCGTTTTAATGAATATTCTTTTCCATTTACAGTAATGTTTAATTCAAATATCATTCCATTTACTTTAAAATTAGTAGACCAGTTTTTTATTTCATATCCTAAACAATACATTATTGATTTTATTAAACTTGACTTCCCAGAACCGTTTCCTCCATTTATAATATTTACTCCTTCTGAAAAAGAATACTCTCCAAATTTTCCTTTCTCGAGCTCTATAATTTTTATTTTTTTTATTTTCATTTCCATATTGCTATCACCTTTTCTGAATATTTTATAATTATATATGCACCCAAGATATATTCGTCTTCTTTTATTAATAATTTTATTCTTTCAATTTCTTTTTTTAGATAATCATAAAATTTTTTTTCTCCAATTTCTGACAATTCAATATTCTTAAATTTTTCCTCATATATTTCTCTTCTTGACTTTATTTTAATTACTGATTTATGATATTTACTTTTTATAATGCTATTTGTTGCATCTTCTATAAAATTTAAATTTTTTTCAATTTCTTTTTGAAGTAAATTCTGATTTTCTATTTTTTCAAAATATGTATTATCAATATATTGATTTTCATCATTTTCAATAGCTGAATATTGATAAATTACACCAACAAGACTATCAAAACTTTCATTATCAAATTCAATTTTTTTTATATCCGACTTCACTAAACCTAATATGTATTTTTTTGCATAATCATGCTTCTCAGAAAAAGGTAATTCCTGTAATAATATTTTTTTTATGTCTATATTTTTTCCTTGTAATAATTTTAATATTTCACTATTTTCTTCTATGTATCTGCATTCTTCTCCTATTCCTAAGTTTCCACATTTTTTTAACTTTTCAAAATTGGAAAAGCCTTTAATAGGAAAACATATTTTATAGCAATCATACGTTTTATCTAATATTAATTTCTGAAATATTGACAACTTTTCCTTACCTGATAATTTTAATATTTTATTTAATGTTAATCCATTTTTAGAACTTTTAACTTGTATTTTATATTTCATATTATCTAATAAAATTTCTATATCATCAGCTTTTTCAAATCCTATTTTGAATGATTTATTATTTTTATATAGAACTAACATATAATATATTCCTGCATAACTCTGAAAATTATATCCTTTAATCGCATTTTTACCACCACTTTCATTCTTTAAATAATCTTTTTCCAAGTCATTCATATTTCACCTCTGTTGTATAATAATACTTATTTTATATTATACCCCAAAAGATTCATTTTTAAAAACCAAAAATATTCAACTGTCATTGTCCTAATTTTCAAAACTTTTTCTAAAAATCGCATTTCCTCAATTTATGATTTTCTTCTATATCCTCATATTTCAATATTGGCGATACTTCATGTATGCTTCCGTTTTCAAATTTCAGATATATCTTTTTACTTGTTTTAGATTTTAACTTTTTGATAACTTTATATTGCCTACACTCTTGCTGAAATTTCTCATAATATGTACTACAACTTATAATTACTCCTAAAAATCCTATTAACAATAATTTTTTCATTTTTTCACTCTCCCATTTATCGTTTTCCCTGCACCATCCAAACGTTCTCAACCCCATTTTGCTGACATCAGCAATATATTTTTTGTTGACTTCAACAAAATGGTTTTACCCTGAATCTATTATTTTCAATAAAAATTCATATTTCTAATAAAAATGATTTTTCACGACTGAACTTTATTTTTCTTCGTAAATTTCCAAAGTTCCTTGAATTTCATCATCTTCGATTACAAATGTTCTACCATTGGCAGTTTTGTAATAAAATAATGTGAATCTGTCGATATCTTCTTTTTTCTCATCCGATTTAAGCAGTTGAAACATTTCAATCATAAGTCCTTTTTCTAGCAAATTATTATCCCAAATTTCTAAAAAAATTCTTTCATAATCTTGTTTTTCTTTATCAGTCATTCTTTATCCTCCTTAAACGCCTTAAAATGATTTTTGTAAATCTTTTTCAACTCTTTCACAAGTTCCACATTTAACCACACCCCTTCAATATAATATTTGTTCTTAAACGTTTCCTTGCCTGTTGCGTGGAATTCCTGATGATGCTTGGCACATAAGCTCATAAACGGTGTTTTTAATCCATTACAGTTTTCGTATCCACCTATACTTGCTACCGAATTCCAATGATGTAGTTCTATTGTGTTGTACTCATTATGCTCTTTTCCGCAGATACAACAAATTCTTTTTCTTAAGCAGGCAATCACATATCTTTGTGTTATATTGTCAATTTCCAATATATGTTTATACCTTTTATCGTGTTTTCCAAGTATATATAAATTTATTCCAAGTTCTAATGCCTGCTCTATGATAAATGAAATAAATTCATTTGCCGTTTCCATATCGCATTTTGCTGTAGAAAAGTCTAATCTATCTATGGATATTGCAAACTGTTCCTTCATCAGTTCCTTAATCTCTATCAAGGTGTATCCAATCTCTTCTCCAAATTGCTTTAATAACACGTGTATCAACCCATTCTGTGCTTGTGACAGTTTTTTTACAGGAATAACCTTAATGGGAAAATGATTTAAATATTCTTCCAATTTCTCTTTTATTCCTGGATAAACTTTTTCCACAGGCAACGTTATTATTATTTCTTGGTTCGAGATTTCAGCATTTGCCATTTCTTTTTAGCCTTCCTTTTCTTAATAAATTTAATATTCTTAAACAGATTAGCGTTCAACTTCATAAAGTTAAAATCGCTATCATTTACTTTTATTCCGCTTAAAAGCCTTGCCTTTATTCTTTCCAATACATTCTCATCCATTTTTCCTGCCGTCGCCCTTTCTGTCTTAATTTAATATTTCACCGATCCTTTCATATCCCAAATCTCTTAGAACCTTAGATATGTACTCAATTCCTTTTTGATATACAACAGTTTTATAATTTACTTTCACATCACCATTCGGAGCATTCCACTTGCTTTCTACAACTCTAAAATACCCACGGTCAACATATGTTTGAAATGGCATGTTATCTCTTTGTAATATTCCTTGCCTTCTTAAAATGTCAAATAACGTATTTCTTCCAACAGATTTGAAGTTCAACACTTTAGCAACTGTCCCTATTTCTGCTGTTGTGTCACTCCCTGTTACATCATTGTAAAATTCAACTTTAGGCTGTTGTTCCTCTATCTTTTTCTCTAATTCTTGTCTTCTTATCATCTCTTCTTTTAGTTTCATAAAAGCCTGAATAGCTAAATCAGGATTATTCAAAAGTTCTTCTGTTGCATACATTTTTGTTTTTCTTATTGCTGGTAAAATTTCATCAGCAACTTTATCCTGAAAATCTCTAGCAAGTTGATTATTTGCTTTCATACATAATTTATAAAAGATATTTTCAGGTATAAATTCAGGTAATTTTTCACTTCCTTTTCCATCGCAACTTTCTGCGATGACTTTAAATTCTTTCAAATAATCTCTAACAGTTCTCCATCTAATTGTTATATTTCCGCTTTTAGAATTTTCAACAAATCCTAATCCTCTTGCAACATCTTCTAAATTTAAAAATATTGTTCCATTTTCTCCAACATACCCTCTTACTTTTTCTATTGTTATCAATTCATTCATTAATATTCCTCCTATTTTTGCTTATACACTCAAACTTGTGTATACATAAGTTTATTCAACAAACTGTTTTAAATTCGGTCTAAAATAATTTTTCCCTTTCAATATTTTTCCGTCTTCCCTGAAAATTGCTTTCCCATTTTCCAACTTGCTCATATTGCTTCTATGGACTTCTTCAAATGCTTCAGGTAAAATTTTATCAAATCCGTTTTTCGTTTCTATTTTAAAAAGAAAATTTGTTTTTTTGTCTGAAAGAAAAAATATCCTTGAAGCAACATCTCCAATATTGCCTTTATGAAGTTCTAATAATGTTCCAATGTAGATGTAGTACATGTCGCATACTGCATCCAGCATTTCCACTTTGTCTTTATTTTTCTCTGCCATTTCATACTCTTTAAGTTCCTCGTCAAACAATCTTTTTCGCAATTTCATTCTTTCATCAGTCATTTCTTTTTCCAAAAATTCCTGCTGTCCAAATGTGATGTAAAATTCTTTTACTAATCTAACCAATTTATTCCATTGTTCCATTATTCCTCTAATTCCTTTCTTATTTTTGTCAAGTTTATAATATTTGTTATTATAAATTTCTCCTTAACTCTTTCATTTACCGCCATTTTTGCCAATTCCAAAAAGTCTGCTTCTGTTAAATTTTTGCTTTTAACACTTATATCAATATTCCCTTTTTCATTGATTGTCTCGTAACAAATCAAATATATCTTTTCATTCATTTTCTAATTCCTCCACTTCTATTTCCACTTTATCAAATCCACAGCCAACTAATTTTTTAACATTCAGTTCTTCAATCTGCGAATCATCTTCATAAATTATTTTAGTCATTGAATCCAGGATTGCTTTATTGTAATTATCTATATCCCTTTTTCTCTTATCCTTGAAATAAAGCCTCATACTGACTTTCAAACTATTAGCCAAGGGTTTACACCTAAATTGCTTTTTAAGCTCACCACAGGCTAAATTTTCAAAGATTTTACCCCTTTTAGACTTGTATCTCCCACTTGGTTTATTTATCCACAAAGAATTTACAGATGGTGGCATTATAGATAATTCTAGTCTAATCACTATAAATCACCTCATGCACCTTCAGGATCTTCAAAGGTTCTTCGATTCTCCAAGGGCAGTCGATGTCAGCGACCAGTGTTGTCCCTTTGACAAATCTATAATAACCGTTCTGGACATCATTCCAGAATCTGCTATCCTTAATTTCTGTATTTTCATATAAATCCTCATTGCGATAGATTTTCCACCCTTTGCGGTCATCAAAATCTATCACCATTACTTTCGCTTTTACATTTTCTTTTAGCATTTATTTTTCCCTCCTTTTTTCTCTTCTTCTAACTTGAACTTATACAGCTCATCGTAGGAATATTCCAAAGCCTTCTGCAATTTGTTTTCAGGAATCTCCCAGTTAAATTGCTCTATGCTTTTTACATTGCCACGATGTCTTTTTATGAATTTAAGCCATTCGTTTTTATCAGTTGTCTTCAACTCATCGTTATCTATCCTTAGACAAATAAGTATCACTTTCATTTGCAGCAGCTTTCCAGTTTACTCAAAATTTCTGACAATTCATTATTGCACTTTTCAAACTCTGTATTTAATCTGTCAATTTCTCTGTGCAGCTCCATTTTCTTTTTCCAGATTTCACATTTTCTTTTCTCGATTCTCTCAATTTTCTTGTAATTGCTCATCCTTCATCGCTCCTATTCTCTGTATTTTTTTATCAAATCCTAATCTAACTGTTCCCAGTTCTCCACTTCTGTTTTTTCGTATGATAAATTCAATTTCAGAAAAATCTTTTGCTTTCACGACGTTTTTTTGATAATAGTCCTCACGGTGTAAAAAAGCCACTACATTGCTTGCCTGCTCTATCCCTCCGCTGTCTCTTAAATCTGCCAGCAATGGTCGCTTATCTGCTCCACGTGTTTCCACAGCTCTATTTAATTGAGCTAGAACTACGATACAGCAATTAAGTTCTGTCGCAAGAAGTTTTAATCTGTTTGCCATGTACTCAACTTCGTAATTCTTGCTCTGGAATCCGCTGGCAGTCATAAGAGTCAGGTAGTCGACTATTATTACCTTCAAGTTTTCTTTTTCGTGTTCCCGCTTGATTTTGCGGATAATGAAATTAAAATTAGGATTATCTTCGCAGCTCATGCTTCTGAACTTTGAATCCTGCAATTTTTCTATTGCCAGATTTATTCTTGTTAATTCTTCATCGCCAAGCCGTTTATTTTTTATTTTGTTCAGTTCAATTCCAGTTCGGATTGATAAGAATCTTTGCATTATCTGAACGTTGCTCATCTCAAGATTTATATAAAGCACATTATGCTTCTTAGCTGTCAGTAATGCCAAATTCAAGGCAAATGCTGTTTTCCCCATTGCAGGTCTTGCTCCAACTGTTACAAGTGAGCCTGGTTCAAACGTAAAGTACCCGTTTATGTCCTCATACGGAGTTTTTATAATGCTTTTTTCATCCTCAAAGTCCTCATACCAGATATTTGACAGTTCCTTCATCCCAAATACCTTGTTCTCTTCTTTTTTTTTCGTATTCAGCTCATTTACTTTCTGCACGATACGTTCGACTTTGTTATCAAGCGAGTAGTATTCGCTTTCAAGAATTTTTCCTATTTCAGATTTTAGATAATACTCGTTGTATGATTCAATAAGATTTTGAATAGGCACTTGAATATCTATCAGCTTGCAGTTATCCATAAGTGCATCAGCTTCGCTCCATTCCTCATCTGTCTTCGTGAGATCGGCTATGTCAACTTTCCCTTTTTCATCCAGAACATCCAGCATTTTCTGAAAAATTACTTTGTATTCAGGATCTACAAAATGTTTTGGTTTTAATCCGAGTTCAAGAAAAAATGGTAAGTCTCCTAGGCTCATATATATTTTCCCTAGCACCTGTGCTTCCAGTTCGTTATATATCATTTCTAGTCCTCCCACATACTGAAATCAAAATTATTTTTGTCAGGCTCGGCAAATACTGTTGCTGCTTCATCAATACTGCTAGGACTTTTATCATTGTCAGCATAAGCATCGTTAAAAACGTTTAAGAAGTTCTCTTTTTTGCTTGAAAATAGCCAATTGAAAAATTGCCCTGTGTTTTTAGACTGCTCTTTGAGATAGGAGCTTTCATGTATTTTCTCAAATGTCTCCAGGAACTTTTCTCTGCCTAGGAATTTATATAGCGATTGAATTTTATTTCTATATGCCATTAGTGCTGTTTCAACTGCAAATTGGTTATTGCATAGTTTTGACATTTCTTTTTTAGCTAAATTCAATACAAAAACTTGATGTTGTTGTTCTTTAGTTTCGGTTAAGTTATTTTCTTTTTGTGCAGTATTAATATTATTAACAACATCTTCCTTATTGGGTTTCCTTAATTGTGTTTCCTTCGGGGTGCACTTTTGCACCTGGTGTACGTGCATTTCTGCACCTGGTGTGGGTGCACTTTTAACCCTAGTCATTTTTGCACCTACGTGCATTTCTGCACCTGGTTTGTTGCTAACATTTTTTAAAAAATAAACATTTCCTTTTCCTGACGTTTTTTTAATTTCAATTAATCCTTTTGCTTCTAAACTTCTTAAATATTTAGTTAAAGTTCTTCTGCTTCCTATCCCACTAACTTTCATAAGTCGTTCTAATCCTGGAAAACATTTCCCTTTTGAATCAGCATATCTTGCTAAAGCCATATACAACAGTTTTTCATAAGCCTCAATATCTTCCCTATCTATCAAATTATTTTCCAGCCAGAACCAGCCTTTTTGTCTTGCGTCTTTTCCTTCCATTTTCTTTCCTCTCTCCCTACATCTTGTGTTTTTTAGCAACTTATGCTATAATAAACACAAGATATAGTATTTTATAAATTTTTGTTAGCACTCTTCGGAGTGCTTTTTTGTTAATTAAATTTTCCCAGTCTCAATCTTTTCTGATCCCTTATTATGAAATATCCTTGACTGTTAAAGTATATTTCGTTTATTGTCGTTCTTTTTGTTCCCAAATCAAATAGCAATACACTTGCTCCCGTTACTTTTCCGTGCCTCTTGCTAACTCTCTTAATCTTTTCTCTATTCCCTGTTTCTTCTAAGATGTATAAATTTTCATATCTTAGACATTTTCCTAAAAATTCTTTAAACATTTTTTCTCCTTGAAGTTCTTTTAGATTTGTGATATATTGCCTTTGTTATCAATATTTTAAAAAAATTTAAACATTATATATTTTCAAAACTTAGCAGGCAAGAAAGTATATAGCTTGGAAAGGAGAACTAAGATGTATTTTCTAGATAAAGAATTAAACCAAGAAATCCCTATGATAAAGGTAAGATCTACCAACATTTTGTTCATTGGTTATTTTAATTTAAAGTTATACGTCCGTTTCAAAAAATCAGAATTTGTATATAGGTACAGCAACATTAATCAAACTCTTTACAATGAATTGAAAAACGCTGAATCTAAAGGAAGTTTTCTTTCGCAGAAAGTAAAAAAATTTCCAAGAAAACACCCATACAAAAAACTAAAAGGGAGTATTTATGTTCAATAACTAAATTTACTACATTTTAAAAATACTTAAATATTAGAATTTTAAAATAAAATACGATATAATTCTAAAATGATTAATATACTCGCTATAACTATTTTGTAAATATTTACAAAGAAAAACTTCTTAAATCTTACAGGTATATGAAAAAGCAATATATTAATCCAAAATTCAGCCACTATGGATATAATCTTTATCCATAGTTTTTTTATTTTCATCTCACACCTCCTCTCTCAACATTTTTCTATAATTTGTTTTGCTTTCCTATCATTATTAAAATAATTACATCTTTAAGAAAGGAGTAAATATTATGGAAAATAATGATGAAAAATTAAAAGAAATCGCTGACTTGATTAATTTAATTATTATTTTAAAAAAATCAAGTAATTAAACCGTTTACTTTTAACAACGAATTAATCAAAAAAATTTAATTT